TGGATTTCCCGAAGGATTTCCTTGATGCGTATAATACACCTCGTTCAAAGCACACTGCGGCGTGTGAATGATCTCTTCAAAAATCACACGACGAGCTCTTTGATACACTTCTGCATCTCCATACCAAGCATTGATTATATTACAAACACTCTCCATAAATTGCGGCGATAAATTACCATCCCAACCGGAAAAATCTCCAGAAAAACCACGACTAGATACATTTTGTAATTTATTATACACAGCTGTCCACTCAAAACTTCCCGGATCAATACCAACTGCTGATGGTGTCTTAAGTCTTGAATGATAAAAAGCCGAGGCAAAAGCTCCGAAAAGCCTTCGACAAACGATAGTAAAATCGACAGGCGGAATTGTAAAAACTCGCGTTTTCGCGTTCCGAATACGATCCAACGTCCGACGCTCATCTTTCAAAGTGTCGACCCAAAGAGATGGTGATAACTTTCCATTCTTTGCTTGGTTCCAACGTTGATCAACTGCTGCCTGCAATTTATCATCAACAATACAAAAATCCTCTGATGCGCCTCCAACGCGTTGAATCAGCGGTGATTTTCCTTTCATGCCTGGGATCGAATTCCAAGGCCAACCAGCAGAGGTGGTCATATCCATACGTTTAACAAAATCATCTCCTTTCACGCCATTCAAGGCTTCATGTTGAGTTAATATGCGTCTTTCGACCTTTCCGTCGAAAGGCGCAAACAACTCAACCATAGAGTCTTGAACGCGCTTCAAAAGTGGCATGTCAACATATGGAGCAATTTTTCCATACTTTTCCACACCGGCTCGTAACATCGAAGTGTCCTTCGCCGTAACTGCTCGCAAATCGTTAGTATCCAGAACCGCTGGCGCTGTTCGGACAGGGAAGATTTTCCCATGCGTAATCGATGGACAAATTTTGGTCATGCTCGACACACGAGGATGCCTCAACAAAGTTCCAACCCAAGTGAAATTCCCATGAGCCTGAAGCATTCCGAGTTCCGGAGAGCGACCATCCACTTTTGGGGCGAATGGTTGCAGACAGAACTCGAAATGTTTCAAACCTTCTAGGATCATCTCCTGGGTGACTGGCTGTGCAATCGAGTTTCCTTCCGGATCTCCTGCGGCATGAATACCCACCACTTTCCGGGCTGCAAGCTTGTCTAGCAACACAAGGGGGGAGCCGCACATTCCAGGAAAAGACTGGAGCTTATATGCCCAAGCCTTCAAAGTGTCAACTTCAAAATCTTTGTCGTCTAGCAACCCTCTCGCCACATTGGACGAGTGCATACGACTAATCTTCTGCTCTTTTATCCGATTCGGGGTGTACCACCAAGCCTTTATATTCGGTGTCACATTCGATTCGACTCGAAACACGATTGGTACTCCAGACTTATCAACCGTAGCCAATAAAGCTGGAAAATCTCGCGAAACTGCCAAATCCTCGTTCTTGATAAAATGTTGCCACGTGTTCTTCATGGCTTGCATAGTAACGTCCATTTGATACAAACAGACATCCTGTCCGATCTTAATGTAATTTTCACGACGAAATAAACAACGATACGTTGTTGTCCCAAGCATTGCTTCGACTGCAACTCCATCTTCCTGTAAATCTCCTGACTCATCATGGAAAACATGAGAGACGGTGAGTATGACTCTCCCGCCTATAAATAGGCAAGTAACACCATACCCATCGACCTTCACGCGACCCAAATGAGGCACGAGACGACCAGTAGTGATTTCCATTGCATTCGTATCAATGCATCCTTCAGCTTTCATCATTGGAACCGACATTTTTGGTGACAATTTATTCGTCATGCGATTCTGCGTCTTATAATGATGTCCGGAGTAAACTCCTTCTGCCTGCAAAAATTTCTGAATATGCGGTTTACGAAGCGTGTAATCAATCAACGCCTCTACCTCCGCATCGTTCAAATCAGCAAAACACGGTTCCTTATCCATGGAAGACGACCAAATTTCAGTCAACTCCGGTGTCGAGTCCTTTATTCGATTGTACAAACGATCCCAACGCCCTTCAGCATCAAGCATTTGAATCCGCGGGGTCTTCAACAATTTCAAGTCGTTGACCACATTTTCGATCTCCTTCTGATTTAAACCGGATGCGTGTTTCTTCGCGTACGTACTGTTCACCAGTTTACGGATTCCAAAACCCAAACCAACTAAACCAGCTACCATACCGGCCACCGGTAAAAACGATAACAAAGCTTTAACCCAGGGAGGTTTTTCGGCTTCTTCATCAATCTTCCGCAATTGGTCCAAAAATTTCAATCCTTCTGTTCTTTCCACAGCCCCTTGCTGGGCAGGTGTACGCGCAGCATTGTGCAGAGTCATGTAATGGCAGAAATCATCTGCTAGACCATGAGCTTCTCCGATAATCACTTCCGTAGGCAGATTGGCTGCTGCGATCATTTGTTCATAATTGATCGTTGCATTCAATTGTGCCTGCACATGCTGACGGTACTTCAAACGCGTATCGTTTAAAAATTCTTGATAGTTCAAAGTTCGATACGTGATTTGAGGATTGAATTTGTCCTTTTCGATGAACTCCCAATGGGAATAATCAGCAGGAATCAAAGCAGGATCTACTTCGTTCGATCCGGGAAGCCGATATTCTGGCTTCACACGAACCTCCACGAAAACATGCCGACGCCTATGCAAAGCACTGGCATCGCGCAAT